CGTAATCGTACCGCAGCTATTTAGGCCCAAATAGGGTCTATCTAAAATCCGATATTTACGGTAGCTACTAATCTCCTTGATTCCTTGTGAGATTTCTTTTAATTCGACTGAGATTTCCAGTCGTCTTACTCCTATTCTTCATTTCTTAATGTCCTACTAATACTTAATCTATAATGTCTGACGCACTTCATTTTATTCTTAAGAAATCCCTCCCTGATGAAAAAGATATTGATTTAGTTAAACACAAAATAGTTCAAAACAATGCAGCTGATCCCAATGGTTGCTTGAACGGTATCTTTGCAAATGTTCTCAGTAACCATGTTAACCAGTACGCAAATAGAAATTGTCCCCAGATTTACATTAATATTAAATTGACTACAAGACAGCAGTCTCTTCTTTGTGACACCTTTTCTAATTTTAAATTAATATTTCGTGATGAATCCCCGCATAGTCATGGTTTTGCAGCTGCTTTAAAAATTTGTATGTACCATCACATTTTAAAGATTGAAAATTATACCTCTACAAAAACTACCCCTCATAATTATTTCATGAAAGATGTTGGTGGCAAATTTGGCGAACATTTTGATCACGGTAATGTTCATTCTTGTAATCCCGTTTTAGATAATAAGGATGCAGCTCGTATAGTTAGTAATAATAATCGCCTTGCACGCAAAAGTCAAAATAATCCTAATGGCACATTCCCTAGTGTATGTGGTAACAAAGCTAATTTTTGTTCAGTCACAGCTTATATGCTTTTGTTTGATCACAGCCTTTATGATATTAAACCTCAGGAAATTGCTGACGCTTTGTATATAGCTAACGCTAAGATTGCCTATGCTACCATGATATTTGTCCCAAATATTCTTATTTATCCCACTGGGGAAATAACACCTCTTAATTGTAGATGGAGAAAATATAAAATTGATAATGAACTTATGATTAGCTTTACTTTTGGTGATGGGTCCCTTGATTATGTACATAATTGGGAAACTTATTTACTTAACGTTGCTTTGATTTATTTTACTACCACTGATGGTAAAGCTAGGTATGTAAGAGAAACCATTGGCAGCTATCATGGCATGGTGATGTTTAAATTTACACGTTGTTACAGTGATGAGATCCAGACCTCAACTGTTACTTGGTCATTACCTGAACCGCATGTCGTTATTACAACCTTATGGCACTTTTCTAATGTTCGTTATGGCTTTGGTGACGCAATTAAAGAGAAAATCGATAGCGATCTTAGTAGTTTGAAGAAGGTTCAGGTTTTGTGCCCTAGGAAGTTATGGAATGAATTGATTTGTGAAATATCCGCTTTTGGTGATAATAATTTTACGCTTAAGAAAGTACAAGATAAATTGAGAGTAAAAGTTACGCAAATTGTAGTAAATGGTACAGTTGTTTCGAACCCTTGTATTGAGTTGAGAGAAGATGCAGAGAAATTCAAAATTATAGCTGTGGCAGCTTATTTACATGCATATAAAGTAAGATATGAGCAAACTCAAACCGTTAAGAAACATGCTAATGTCATAGCACAAGGAAGAAGGAAACGCCTTTTTGACGTTCGACAATTGCTTGTAAACATCTGTTTGAACCCTCATGATCCCCCAGAAATTAAGGAAGAAGGTGATATAAACTTTGATTATGCTCCCAAGATTGAAGATTACGAATTACGCCTAACTCAGACTGTTAATCCTATAACTAGTTTTCCATTCGCTATTGATGAATTTGTCGATAAAGGTTTTGTTTTTGAGTTGGGTTCTGCTAAATCTGATAATGTGTCCATATATAGTTCTGATAGCACTACCACTAGAGTGAATGTCCCTTCCGATGGTATGTGTGGTTATAATGCTCTTGCTAAATTGGCTGGTATATCCCAAACATCTGATGACATGCTAGCGTTGTGTGTGGCACATAAACCAGATCTGGAGAACGCAACGGGTGAGGCACGTTGGGCTGATACAGAAACACTAAGTAAAGTTGCTAAAGACCTGCGTTTCAATTATGTAATTAAGAGTGTTTTAGATAATAACACACCATATGTTGCTGACCCTGATTCTCGTGAATTTCTTGTACCGGGGTATCTCTTACACACGGGATGTCATTTTGATTATGAATTAAGGACCGGTAAGGGTATTTATGAAGCAAAATTAGCTGAAGGCACCTGTGATAAAATTGTTGTGATTCAAAAACCTGACATTTCTAAAGAAAGGAAGAAAGAATTGTTATATGCAGCTATTGTTGAAATTTTCAGTGCTTTTGATTTACTTGCTCCAATTTACCTTGAACCTCGTAGTATTAAATATTTTGGATTTAAAACTAATCTTTCCCCATGCCTCCCTGTTATTGAGACAAATAAGATTTGTGATTTGATGGGTCTATTGATGATAAGTGATGCAATGAGTGGTTCTGTTAATACTGTGAAGAAAGCACTAGCCGAAAATCTTTCCAAACTCTCGTTGAATGGCAATTTGGTAATTCATCTTTGTTGTGCTACATATGCCGAAATTAGTTTTTTGATTGAATTATCTGTAAATAACTTCGATAAAGTTTCTCTTTGCTTTACTAAACCTGATGTGTTTACTGGAGAAGGCATATATATAATTGCAAGACGTTTTCGTGGAAATTTTAATGCATATTCGCTCCAGGGTAATAGCACCGTAGATTATTCACGTTCTATATATGATCTGAACGTTAAATTCAAGGCAGCTAGAATACAGTTAAAAGAGAAAGATTATGTTTTGAAGAAATTAATTGATTATTCTGATATTACCAATAGGGGTTATGAGTTACCCGAAGTGATTGAACCTATGATAGTATCCGACAATAAATTTCCTTCCTTATTCTCAAAAGAAACATACGTAGAACTTGATGTGAAACCACCGCAGGAAATACCAGTTGATCGATACCCGACAACTCTACTTGAAGATCTCCTTGAACATTTTCCCAAAGACCTTGTCCGAAGTGATAGAGCTGTTATCAGTTTTGAAGATTATTTGAAAAGACCTTTTACTTCAAAAGCTGAAGTTAGAATAAATGTGATGAGAAACCGAAAGATTGACCATGCTGTGAGTGCTGTTTCCATTGGTAAGGGGTATTTTGATGTTACTATAGATCCTAATGTTAAAGAGAGTAAATGGTTTGATATTCTTGATGAGTTTGTTGTTAATGCTTTTGTTAATAGATACCCTGGTAGAATTTTGCATGATAGTATAGTTAAAGCTACTACTGAGTATATAGTTAACGCAGCTAATGCCAATCTGAAGAAGGGTGGTGGTGTTTGTGGTGCTATTTATGAGGCAGCTGGCCCGGAGTTAGAAAGGGAAACCGACAGAATTGTTAGTGAACGTGGTGCTGTTAAGACTTGTGAAAATGTTACTACAGGCGCTGGTAATTTATCTTTTAAAGGGATAGTTCATGCTGTGGCACCTATAAACAAAGAGATTGACTTTAAAGACCCGGAGCTGTTGCAAACTTATGCCAATTTAATTACCATTCCTGGTTCTTACACTGTTCCCTTGTTAGGTGCTGGTATCTATCGTCATCCCCTTGAATATTCTGCCCATTGTGCCGTTTCAACCTGGAAAGAAGGGAATATGATTGCTACCGGGGGTTTTCTTCCAAATGCCATTGCCGTAGTTAATGCATTCTATTCGAAACTTATCCCTATTCCTAATAGCAGAGTTATGGAAATTCAAAATTTGCGTACGAAATATATTGGGAAGAAAGTCGAAAAGAAACCAGATCATATGGAAAGTAAGTACAAAAAATTATTGAGTTTTACTAGCAGCAAGAAAGTTTTTAACCTTGGTTGCGCTCCGGGTCATTTTATGAAATATCCAGTACATCATGATGTTGAACATATTCATTTTACTATAGGTGATTTAGCTATTGAGGGTGACAAACAAGATCGAGTGACGAAATATAAAGATGTGAACGCTTTTGCCGCTGCTAGAAAAGATGAAGATGTAGATTGGATATCCGATATTGCTGTTGCTGGAACATCCTCAGCTGTAAACCAGTATGAACACAACAAGAAAGTTATCGATAATTTACACAATTGCTGGCTGAATTCTAATTCTAAGATCCTTGTTTGTAAAAGTTTTGTAGACGCCACTTCTATTGATCTTGATTGTTTACGTCATGTTGAATTAGTTGATCCAAATCATCCTTCAGCTGAAGCCGTATTCGTTTTTGAAAAGGATGTCAAAACAAGTGTTGATATTGCGACCGTGCAGGATGCCGCAATTTCAGCCCTGCGGAAATTTACAGGCGGTGGTGCTGTTGATGATGATAATATTAGTTGTGTTGATTCGCAATCATTTCACACCGTTTCAGATGAATCTTCTGTTAAGTCTAAAAATTCAAAGATCCCCGTTGGCACCGTTTTAGATGAACTTCCTGTTAGACCTAAATCAAGAATTCCCGTTAGTAAACGTAATATTAGGAAATCTCTCACCAAACTTTCGAAAAAATTTTGTGCTGCATCCAAACGAAAAATTGAAAAATGTGTTAATAATATTACGCTTGATTGTGGTGATCCTGCCGATTGGTTACAGATTCATACTCCTTGCGGTTCTTCAAAAACTCGTTTGCCAAAATCTGACCCAAATTTTAAGTACAATATAGTTCAGCATCCTGATTGCGTTGTTCCCAATGTAGTTTTGCCTTGTACAATTGACGATTTTATGATGTTCAAAAATGATAATGGTTCTGTGTCACATTTTTCTATAATTTCTGATAATTCGGCCGTTACTACTTATGCACCGGTTGTTCCCATTTCTAGTCTTGACCCAGAATTAAAATTTAGACCTAAACGAGGAAAGAATGACTTGGAAAATGCCGCATATGAACAGGTTGCAATTTGGAAATATAACACCGATGTTGCCCGACAAGATTTACTTGAGTTTGCCCGACAGTACGTTGCTTCTGCTGATATTAATACAGGAGCTAATCATAATCGTTATAAAAGTTATTATGTAATAGAAGATGGTAAAGTTATTTGCGGTACTAATGCTAATATCGTTGACGGCAAACCTGCTTATATGACTGGTATGTTGATGAGTGGTGAGTTTGTGAGATTGAACAACAAAGAAAATCATAAAGGAAAAATATTTGTAAACCATATTTGTGAAGTCTTTCCCGACCCGTTTTTGTATGAAAGGTTTAAGGATGTAGAATTCTCATTTGATGCTCCTGATGTATCGCTTGTTCAAGGTGTACCCGGGTGTGGAAAAACTACATATATATTGGAACAGTTGAAAAATCGTAAAAATGTCCTTGCTCTCACAGTAACTAATTCTGGTTCTAAAGATTTAATTGAACGTGATTCTAGTAGTGGAAATAAGATTGGCACCGTTGATTCTTATTTGTTAAATCAAAATTCTCTACATGATTTGGTGTATATCGATGAGTATTTAATGAAACATCACGGAGCACTTGTTATAGTCATGTATGTTTCCAAATGTAAAGAAATGTACATGTTAGGTGATCAGAATCAAATTCCGTACATTGAGAGACAAATGGAACTGGCCCCGGCTTTGAAATATGCCCGATTAAATTTTCCTGTATCAACTACGCTTGTCAATTCATACCGTTGTCCCCAAGACGTTGCTCGTGCTTTGAGAAAAGACTATTTAGAAATTGATTCTGATTTTGTATCCAAATCTGACGTTGCTAGTTCCATGAGTGTTCATAAGATTGATGGTTTAGATAGTTATGCATGGGATGGGGTAAGTCAAATTTTAACATTCACCCAAAGTGAAAAATCTCTCATTTCGAAAAAATTTCCGCATAGCAAAGTTAAAACAATTCATGAATTTCAAGGGCAACAGAGTGACAGTGTTCATGTAGTTCGTACTAATCCTAGTAATGGAGTTTTTGTTTATTCTTCTCGACCACACATCATTGTTGCTATGACTAGACATAAGAGAGTTTTGCATTATTATACAGTTTCATTACAAGATCCGCTCGCTGATAAAATTAGGAAAGCCGTCCCGCTTACAGGTGGTGGTGTGCGTGTTTATGATTTGTCAAAAAATAGTAACGGTTTGTTCAAGAATGGTCTTAAATTCTTCACTACTTCGTACTTTTGCGAGGACGTTTGTTCTGATGATAAATTTATTGATTTAGCTAATCGTTTTCCTTATGATTCGGGTGAAAATCTTCGTGTTGGTTTTGATGTCGTAGAAGAGTTTGATGAAATTGAAGAAACTTATGATAATGAGAATTCCGGTCACCTTGACACTTTGCAAGATTGCGTCGATACTATGTTTGGTCCTTCAGCTCATTCACGACCCATAGATGGTGAAGATATAGAAACTTGTGATTTATCAATTCCTGTTCTTGATGGTCGTTATAATTTTGATAGGAATATTAAGGAGTATAAATTTTCCAAGCTGCAACCGATGCTAATTTCTCCGGCCTATTATCCTCGTGAAAGAACACCACTGGAAACTATAATGAGTACTGTAAAGAGAAATTGTAATGTTCCCGAATTGACAGGTGGTTTTAGAGCTCCCATTTTACCTATTGCGATGAAAGAAAATTTTGTTCTTAAATATCTGAATACTTCTGCAAGCCGACCCTTTCCGAAGATTTTTATTTCTCCTGCTACTATGAAAGAATGGGCCACCTCCCAAGATCCTAAAGTTATTGAACAATTAGTTAAATCAGAAAATATACTTCAGGATGTTAAGATGAATCAGTATGATTTTTCTATCAAACCCCAGCCGAAACCTAAATGTGAGATAGATGCTGCTTATGTTGTTCCTGCGCTTCAGACTATTGCAGCTTCACCTAAATTGTTGAACGCACTCTTTTGTCCCATCGCCCAAATTGTTACCGAAAGGCTTATGAGTCATTTGAAGAAAAAGATTTTAATTAATACAAGAAAATCAATTCAAGATTTTGCGAAAGAATTTGGTGAAATAGTTAGTCCCAATGATATCAAACATCTCAGTTCTTTAGAAATTGATATATCTAAATATGACAAATCCCAAGGTATTCTTGCTTTAGATTTTGAAATAGAAATTATGCGTCATTTTGGTGTACCTGAAGAATTACTTGAACTTTGGCGTCTTTCTCATACTAACACTGAATTATTTGATAAAAAGAACCAAATTAAGATGCGTGTCAGTTATCAAAGGAAATCAGGTGATGCTTTTACATTATTAGGTAATACAATGTTGACCATGGCGTGTATTGCTATGGTTTATGATATTGATCAATGTGAAGCCGCCGTATTCATTGGTGATGATTCCCTCTTATTAGCTCGCCATACTTTTGTTAAATGGGATAGTGTCTTTGCAAAAATGTTTAATTTTGAAGTTAAATCCTTTTCTTTTAAATCGTATTTCTTTTGTTCTAAATACCTTATTCCCACATCTACCGGGTGGGAATTTGTCCCAGATCCTATTAAAATTGTTATTAAATTAGGAAGGAGAGATCTTGTGAATTATCATCATGCGGAGGAAGCTCGGAAATCTATGTATGATTTGACTAGTTCTTATGATAATATTGAAATTTATGAATTGTTGACTAGCGCTGTTGCTGAACGATTGTCCAATACTTATGACATGAGCGTTCTTTTACCTTGTATTCGTTGGTTTTTACAATCTGAAGCCAATTTTAAAACTCTATTTGCCTTATCTGATGACATGTGTGTAAAAGTTGGTGAAGGTGTTGCTTTTTATTCTGACGTTGATTTAAATTCTTATTTTTCTTGTAGACCAGGTGTCGAGATTGTAGAAATTACGCATCCTAAATTTATTGACAAAGATAGGTCTGTCATTTATAAGTGTGTTGAAAAATTTAACCATCCTGATGTATTATACATTTCCGTTGGCAAAACTTCCCATCGTATCGGCACTGATGTAGTTGTTTCGAGTGATGACTTTAAGTTTTTAGATGATGTATTTGGTATTGAAATCGTGTTACCGTTGTGTGATGATCCTTCTTTGCCTTCTTTAGATAGTTAACCAAATATTAAGTAATCAAAAATTAGGTTTGTATAGCCATGTCTAAATTCATTTCTGACGAGGAGTTTTTCAAAAAGGAGTTTGCAGCACGTCAGGACGCCGTAAGCATATTAAATTTAAGATTCCAACATACCAATAAGAAAGTCGATTATGATACAAACCAGAATAGTATGAGTGGCTCTTTCTATTGTTCTGCAGTAACACTTAATACAGAAGGTAAAAAGATTAAAGTTGAAGGTGTGGGTAATACAAAGAAACAAGCAAAAGAAAACGCCGCCACTCTTATTATAGATTCCCTCCGTTGCGCATTCACTCTTGATACTGTCCCGAGACGCGAACATCTGGATTTGGACATTAGCACACTCTCTCTTTCTGACCTTTCCTTTTCTCTATTTCAGAAACAGAAATTTCCAGTCACTATTATCCCGCAGGGTCACTTTGTAGTAGTGCGTATTAACAATAAAGATACTCTCTGTACCGACCAATCAGAACTCAAAAAATTATTGCAGAAAAATGTATCTACTTTATACTCTACTTAGTTCTTTTGTTGTTTATTTTGTTAATAACTCCTTAACTGCTACTGACGTGTATATTTATGCTTTTGGGGAAAGTAATACACGCACAAAATTTTCGTATTGTTTCCAAGATCATCCCTGTCAGAATTTACCACGAAACTGTACCCACGGACATCTACTAGACGTGCATTTCGGTGGTGAATCCCATTGTTATAATTGTTTACCCCAATCTTCTATTCAGCAATTTTATCATACTTCAAATTTAACTTCTTGTAAAGAAGAATCGGGATTGCTACACATAACTGCTAGATTTAATATTGAAGAAACTTGTGGATATACTTTTGAATACCATTGTTATAGAGTCGACGCTCAAACTTTGTACGATGCCTTTTTATATGGATTTTCGCTTGTACTCACCTCTTGTGTACTTAGTATACTTGTATGTTTCTCTTATATGTTCTTTATCTGCTTCATCTGTTGCTGTCGCTGAACCTATATTAACTTCTTCTCAAGCTCTTCTTCTTGATTATGACTATTTCAATAAACTTTCTTCATTGCTCTATTATCGTTCGGAACTGCTTATCTATCCTTTCAAAACTATAGATTTCCAGTGTGCCACTACCTACGAAATTGGTAATTTAGATTTTCATGAGTGTGTTTTGCCTTTTAGTTGTGGAAATTTTGTCGAGAATCAGTTGATAGAGGGTGGTTATTTTTCTTCTGATTATTTATGTTACAGATATGCTTACGAGGGCGACACACGTATTCGTCAATTTAATAATTCTTTATCCACAGTTAAATTAGGGGTTTTTGGCAAATTTCTTATATCAACTCACCATTTTCCTGTAATTGTAGAGTCCCCGCGCGGTGAGTTATTTCTTTCCGACTTCCGTTCTTTGGATTTGTACGCTCGTAGTGATTTAAATTCTAGATTCACCGCCTCCAATTTCCGTCCCGATTGTATTAGGACTAATATTACGCAAATATTATTTCCTGTAGATCCGCTTGGCCCCGTTAATATTTATCAGTATTTGAACCATATTTTAAATACGCGATTTACTATTGAAATCTTACCGTTGTATAGTGAACTCATCTATTTCCCTTTAAATAAACCTGATATACTTACATCCGTCAGATTTACAGGTACCTTCCAAATTGATTGTCAAACGACTATTTACACTTTTTCTAATGTGACGATTCGATATAAGAAAAATGTTTCTAATTCAGATATTCTTGATTTAGAGGTGGTTGGTCAAGGTGGTGGTAAATTTCCTGTTCGTGATTGTCACTGTGTCCCCGTTGATTCAGCTCATTTTCTTATCGAATATGGTGATCCTTTTGCAATTAATCATACTTTAATCAATGTCACTGAGAAGTGTGTAGTAGCCACATATAAACGCAACGATCATTCTTTCTGGCAGATTATTGTTCACGATTTTATTTCCAGTCTTAGGGGTTTAATTTATGATTTTATAGATATTGTGAAATTTTCTTTATCTGACTTTGTTAAACAATTTCGTGATTTCATTTTACAGTCTTTCAAAACTTTAATAGAATATTTGTTTCATTTAGAAAGGGAGATTAAAATTATTGAATTCTTTATAATCTTTCTTGTCTTAATTAATAAATTTCAGCATCCTTTGTCTGCCTGTATCGTTGCTGTTATTGTGTGGATTCTTACACCTTTTTCTACCAAATAAAATTTAAAGAAAATAAGTTATTAATTTGTATAGCTACCCATGATGAATACTGTTCGCAGAATTAACGGTAGAGCCCTTTCCCGTTCTCCTCCTATTATTTTTGATTATCCGCCTCCCCTTCCGCAGCGATTTAAACCTCCTCCCGCACCCAAACCGAAACGTAGTGATGTTTTTACTGAATTAATGGATGGTATTAAGAAAATTACTCAACAGCCTGATGTTCTTGCACTCTTGCTCTTGGCTCTAATAATTGTCTATGATATCTCCCATTTGGATAGATTAGCTTCATTTTTAGGTCGTAAAGAAGCCGTGAAACCTTTTGCTGATTGGATTTCTTCTAATAAAACCCAGATAGCTGGTTTGATAATTCTTTTTCCTGCATTATATAAATTTCCTCAGCGTTCTAGATGGATAGCATTTGGGGTAGCTTTCCTCACTATTTTTGCTATGGCTCCGCAAAACCTATTAGTTTATTTATTTATATCTGCTGGCATATTATTGTATTGGCAAATCCCACGTCCCGAGTTTCGTCTTTTTCTTTTGATAGTTGCCGGTGTTTACTTTTATATATTATTTGTTGAAACTGTACCCGATCCCGTTCCCGTTACGCCCCCAAATCCTGTGCCAGTTGTTGAAAGAAGAAAAGGTTAAATTAATAGCGCCTTAAAGCAAACAATTCTGATTTTCGTATAGGTTGCAATGATTCCTTATGTGATTGGAGACCCCGTCAAAAGTTTTGTACTCGTTCCCGGCACCGGCAGAAATAAAAATTTTTCTTCTGATATTTTAGATCTTGCTCGCGTGTCAACTGTTGCTGGAGCTATCCCTGTAATTCGACCTACTAAAAGAATGAAACCTTCACAAATGCCTAGAGAACCTGAAACTATTCCCCATTTGCGGAGAAAGATTGAATCGTTGGAAAATGAAAAACGGGAATTGCAGAAGCGACTAAATATGTTTCATGAATTGTTTAAAGATAAACGGCGAATAGAAAGTTTTCTGAAATTATTATTAGACCAGAGTAAGACTTGATTTAACATTCATGTATTCTCTAATTTTAAGCCATATATTCATATATTCCTTAATTTTAAGCCATATATATATCTATTAGTATTAAGTACCATATAACCATTAGTATGTAACTCTTAGACGTAAGTTTTTCCTTTAGTGTTAAGTTCTTATAATCTTTAGAATTAAGCTTATATCATTTATTAATTCTTAAGAACAGTCTTTTCCCTTCGCCTTGGAGGGTTTTTGGCTTTTCATCCTGTAGCCTTCTTGTTAGCTCATTTTCATAGCTTTCCTATCTAATTTTCATTCTTCTTTTTATGTATCTTCTTCAACAA